GAAGACCTTTTGATCGAGGAACCGGCACACCTCCGTCGTGCGCTCATCCAAGATGGCGCTGTACTGCATCGCTTGAACGGTCTCTCGGCCCTCGGGTGTGCGCGCTTCGGCGAGACGTCCTTGGTTGAACGCCTCAGTCGCGTTCGTCCTCACGATCGTCTCGAGCCGCGACGGTGTCACGACCTTGCCGTCGCGGATCAGGTTGGGACGACCGACATACGGCTCGAACACTTTCTTAAGGCGCTCCATGGTCTTCTGCGTCGGCTCGCCAGTCTTGATGCCGAACAGGAGCGCCTCCTTGGCCGCAGCCAGGAGACGGGCGCCAACGACGCCAGAGACGACGAGCGACTTCTGCCGAAGGAACTGGATGGCGGTCGTAGGCCGAAACGACACGGGTTCGTCCTGCATCTTCCGCATCGTCTGCGCTCCGCCATGAAAAGCGTTCAAGAGTAGATCGCGGAAGCCCCGATCGAGCTCGGCGGCCTTGGGCAGTTTGAGCTGAGCGACCGCGGCCACAGACAGATTAGCTGCCCGCTTGCCGAGTAGCTTCTCGATCGATTTGAACGTCGCCGTTAAATTCTCAAGCGCGTCAGCCTCGATCGCATTCATGATCTTAGCCGTGCGCTTCACATTGGCGGCCCGCTCACGCTTGTTCATGGGACGCTCGACCGGGTGGAGCGGCGGAAGATCCTGGTGTACGGCGAAGGGCTTCTCATCCTCCTCCGGCTCACCGGGATCATCGGGATCAGGCACGTCGGGCTCGTCGGGCTCAACTGCGGGAGGCGGCTCGGCTTCGACGTCGCGCTCGGGCATGCCGAGTGTCTTCCGGATGTGCGTCTCGTCTTCGCCCTGCGGCTGCACTACACCCGACGTGATCAGGTCGTTCCACGTCTTGAATAGCGCGCCGCGGTCCTCGTCGGTCAGGGGCAGGAATCGAAACTTAGGCTCGTCGTCTTCGGTGAAGTTGAGCGCCATCAATTGGCTGATCACTTGTTCATTCATCACCAGCTCAGCGATGCATGACCGGATGTACTCGACCGAGAATAGGAACACGTCGAAGATCACCCTAGCCCTGGCGAAGGAGCCCGTCGCCTGATCAGGGGTGGCGCCGAGCTGCCCGGGCATGAGGATCGCCCGGGCTATGTCTTGATTCATCATACCGAGCGCCGGCACGAACACCCGGCCGACCTGTCCCGCGAGCTCCGGGGCCCACAACTCCAGATCATCCTTGTCCGATCGCGGTATCACGCCGGAGGATGACGCCTGAAGGTTCTGCAGCACACTCTTGAGACTATCGATGTGGTTGGGTGTGAATCGCCTCGAGTTGTACAGAGCGAACACCGGCGGCACACCGAACCGCTCCAGCAGCATCGCCAGCCACTTGTACGAGTTGTCCTTCGTCCACCACGGCCGATATGCCGCCTCGAGGTCGGACGTGCCGTATGGGTTGCCAAATTCATGCTGGTGCTGGAACAATATGAATTTGTTCGTCGGCAGTCGCGTCAGACCGAGCTCTTGCTGGGTCTGGATGATGCCGTCCTCGACGATGCTGCCGTACTGGTCAGTCTCGAACGAGATACCGTGGGGCGACTTCGACTTGATCGCCGTGAGCGTGACTTGATCATCGACTTCGAACACTTTCTCGCTCACAGAGAAGCCGTAGTCCAGCGCCGTCAGGACACCGAGGAGTGATCCCTCGAGCTTGCCCTCGAGCTTATTCAAATTGTCCCTGATGAATACGGTCGGCGGCCAGTCGGCCGGTTTGTCTTCCGGCGACACGATCTCCCAACCCGTCGCGAGCACTGCGTGCTTCTTGAAAGCCAGCGCCGCCTTTACCTGGTCGTCCCGCCGCATGTTGTCGAACAGCGCCAAGCCACGGCGGCTGACGAGCTGCGACGGATTGTATCTGGCGAACCCGGAGAGGGCGAACAGCCTGAGCGGATCGGCATATGCGATCTCGCCCTCGATGGGCTCGTCCTTCTTGAACGCTGCGAATGCCCGATTGAGGCGATCGCGCACCGTCATCGAATTACCCTATTCACGATGCGGATGATCATGGCAAGAACGAGCACTGGCCAGAGGGCCACCATTCCGGCCATCAGGGCATCGCGGACGACGGGATGAACAATAACGTGTCTGTCGATATCAGGAACCGTGGACCAGGCGACCCCGGTCCACGCGGCGTATCCGGCGAAGTAGAACAGGAGGACTAGCGGATCCATATCAGTCCCATCCGACGTTGTGGTCGTCCCAAGGTGTTCCGCCCGAGGCGGCGACGAGCTTCTGGCCCACCGCGGTGTGCTCATCGTCAAACCCTACAACACCTTCGTCCGCAAAGGCCAGCATAACGGCGTCGGCGAAATCGGGCGACCGACCGAGGCGTTTCTTCATCTCATCCTTCGGCTCGATCACGAGGAGTCCTTTGCGATTTATCTTGTACCGCATATTCGACAAATCCGCGGCGAGGTCTTCGTCCTCTGGATCGAGGTCAATCTCGCCGTCCCGGAACCGCTCTCGAAGCGCCCAGTAGAGCTCCGCCTTCTTATTCAAGAACTGCAGATCGTCGGCCGTGCTGCCTGATGCTCCGTCCGACACACTGACGGGACTCGCCTGCACCCCTAGCTCTGGCTCGGCGATCAGCGCGTCAACGACACCCGCGCCCAGACCGATCACATCCACCTTGACGGTCCTCGCTCCGTCCTCTCGAAGTATTCGACGGACGAGGCCCTCGGTTTCCGCGATTGAAGATTTCTCCGTGATCGCCTTCAGACGGATCACTCCGCCCCGGCGCTCGTATACGACGGTCTTATCGTCGCCGTACCGCGCCACGTCCACACCGAGCTCGTGCGGCTCGCCGGGCTCGAGCGTGCGCTGCTGGGCCGCCTCGATCCAGCCGAGCGGGATCAGCGTGTCGCGGCCCTGCTCCGGGAACTGAGCGAGGACGCGAGACTGGTACATCGGCGATGCCGGTCCCCAACGCTTGCGACGGCGCGCCACCCAGTCCGGGGTGATCAGGTACGGCGCCGGCATCTTCGCGCCACCGACTTTCTTGACCCATGAGTTATCGTTCATGTCCGAATCTTTCAGACCGAACGCCGTGAAGTTCGGCGTATCGAACGCGGACGTCACGATCTTCGACACGAGCGGATCTTTGAATGACTTGGCGAACTCGCCCTCCGGATCCGTCGGGTTGCCGATGCTGAGCTTCTTACAGTTCTCACTTGCGAGCACCGCGTCGATGCCCTCGTGGATCGCCGGCGTGATGCCAGACGCCTCGTCGACGACCACGAGACCACATATCCTCCTCGTCCATCTCGAGCTCTTGCGTGCGCATCCGACCACCGAGCGGGTACACCGCATTGGCGTGCGCCTGCCGGATCTCCGACCACAGGATACCGCGCACCTGGCGGTCCGTCGGCGCCGTCGTGATGACTCGGGATTTGTAGTGGGAGATCAGGAACCAGAGAGCGACGCGAGCCGCGGTCCACGACTTGCTGGCGGAGTGGCAGGATCTCCACGAGACCTCCGTGTTGTCCCGAACCGCCTCCAGCACTTTCTTTGAATCTTCGCCCGGCTTGTCGCCGAGGATGTGCTCGACGAACCACACTGGATCGAGCCGGGCGCGTTTGACGACTTTCGATCGAGTCGCCGCGTCGGGCCCCTTCAGGGTCACGGCGCGTGCTCGATGTCTCTACCGTTTCCCTTTCTCACACCCCTCGGATTGTCGGCCTCGGCTTTAACGAGATCGGCGAAGCTGACCACGAGCGGTCCACCGCCCGGGCCAGACAAATGCATCCGCTCGACGTACCGTTCCGGTCGGGCGCCCTTGAGCAAAACCTCCATGAGCCGGTCGGAGTAGACGGTATGCGTGATGACCTCAGCCGGTGTCCCATCTTTGCTCGGAATGACCTGGGCGATCTGCTGATACCCGTGCATCGCTCGACGCCGGGCCTCCGCCTCGAGGTCGTCCACGCTCTCTTGGTAGGCCTGCTCCCACTGCTCGTGAAACTCAGGATCGGCATCAC